CCTACATTCTTCGACACCACCGGCTTTCCTCTCGCCGCAAGTTCGTTGCTGCCCCTGGAGCTTTGGAGTCTGGGCAACTTGCTGGCCTTCTTGAGTCTGATGAAGACATGTCTGTCGCAGAGATTCCTGCCAGCGTTGCTCGCATTCAAGACGCATTGATGCTCCTCCCTGAAGCTCCTCCCCCAAGCACTACTCCTATGGTGCTTCAGGGCCTTGCTCGTCTTATGTATGAGATCTCAGGCATTGACTCCTTCCAGCGCGGTGGAGCAAGCCGTAAGGGAACAACGGCAACTGAAGTCGCCATTGCGTCCGCTGCTACCAAAGGTCGAGTTGGCATGCGACTTGAGGGCACTGAGAAGTTCATCGCAAACATTGCGCGCAAGGTTCTTTCCATCATGCGCCAATACTTCGATGACGTTCGCTACCTGCGGATTGACGGGGACATGGGAGAAGACGAGTTCATCTCTTTCACTGCCTCTGACATCCAGGGCATGTATGACGTGAACATCCAGGCTGGCTCTACGATTCCGACTGACCCTGCTGAAGAGCAGCGTGCCTTCATGGGTCTGTTGCAGACCATCCAGGGAGTCACGGGGACGCTTGCTCCCCTGGTGCAAGGCGGTGTCCTTCCGCCAGATGCAATCCAGAACTTTATGGATCAAGCCTTCAGGGTCTGGCGACAAGACAAGAGAGCCCTCGTCGGGCCGTTGTCTCAGCTACAAAACGCTGCTGTTTCGGCTGGAGCTGCTGGACAAGCGGCAGAAGAGCCCCAGACTCAGGGGGTAGAAGATACTGGTATGAATGCTGTAGGTCAGCCTCTCGCCGGAACCGGGCCACGAGAGGTAGCCCCTGGCAGCGCAGAAGCTGTCATGGGACGATTCCAAAACTAAGGGGAACTAATGCGTATCTACGATATGAAATGCACACACGACTTGTGTGGGCGTGTTTTTGACTGGCACACAAAGTCTGCAATTTATGAGCAAAGCCGAAAGAGTGACTTTCGTGATGTTCGTTGCTGGCATTGCGGTCGCATGGGAGCGAAAAGAGCCTTTACCTCTGCCCCTGCTGACCTAACAGTCCGTGGGACCTGGGGTCGAACTGCGAGCCCAGAGCTTAAAGGCAAAAGCTACTACACAAAGCAAGAGCGTGACCGCCAACTTGCTGTTGCTGGTAGCAAGATTGCAGATGATGGCGACTACCGAGGCACCTTTGAGAAGAAAAAGGGCGCGGTAACCGCTTCCGACAGGGATGTAGCCCGTAATGCCATTGAGTCCCTGCTTACTGAAAACGGAGAGATGCGGCTAAAGGACATCATCGAAGCCACTGGCCTAACCACTAAGGTTGTCCACGATGTCGTCTACAAAGACCCAGGGCGCATCACTAAGACTGGCTGGGGAGTCTATGGCCTCACTGGCGTCTCCTCCCAGACAGCATCCTCCGCATAGAAGACTGGCTCTGCTCGTAGGTATCCCAGTCATCGTCTGACCACTTGTTGTGGTCTAGAGCCCTTTCCATATCCACCTCTGTGGCATTGATCTTAGTCATGCCACCAGGGGTGTAGTGGGCTACTGCGGTTGCAATCATGGCTGAGACACAGGCGTCATCGTTCTTCCCAGGAGGAGCGCCCATCTTCGCCTGGAGATTGTCGATGCCATCCTTGCTGTAAAGAACAGTCCTTGTATAAGCCTCCATCTCATCAAGGATTTGCTTGGAATGAATCTTTACATACCCATCTTTAAGCGCCTTCTGCATAAGGCCAACCATCGCGGGCTTAGTCTTCCTATTGGTGTCCCAGCCCAGCATAATCCCCGGACCACCTATTGTGTCCGTATTGATGCGCCGGTAAAGATTCCAATACTTCGACCTCTCAAGGAGAGCGATGAGGCCCGCGCCTAGACCCGTGACCTCTGGAGCGAGGACAGCGTTGTTGTAGTGAAGGGCGACAAGCAAACAGAGAGGAGCTAGTTCATCTAGCTCAAGCTTCCCTCTCCACTCAGCAACTTGCTCAAGCGTCGAAAGGTTAAACACGCACAGGTGGTCCCAGTCTCTACTGTTCGACCCCTTGCTTACATCTGCGCTTACAACGTACTTCTCCCCCGGCACAGGATGTCTCCACACAGACATCCTCCCAGAGCCGTCCATCGTCTTGTCTAGCCTGGGCTTGTAGGTGGAGTAGAGTCGCTCTCGGCCAAGCGGATAGTCGCTACTATCTGCAACTTCAAACCACTCATGGGGTGGGCATACGTTTTTGGATGGCTTCTTTGCCCCTGCATATGGGAGGCAGAGTTCGCACCAGCAACCGTGAACTTCCTTCTGAGCTTGAATTGCATCCCGGTCAAAGACTGGCGAGCCTGAAGAACTAAACGCTTCCTCATCTGTGCTTGGATACTCTTGATGAAAGCGGTCAACGGAACCTCCACACTTTGAGGAGATTGTCTCTCTTCTCCAACAAAGGTTTTCCAGGGTAATCCACTCGCCAAACTTGTCTAAAAGCTCCCTCTCTTCAGCGTCCAAAGAAGCCCTAAACTCCTCTTCAGATGAGCGAAGCGGACGAACGTAGTCTTCAACAATGAACCAAGGAGTGAAGTAGGCGAACCAAGTAGACTCTGGGTCTCCTGGGTACTTCTTTTTAAGCGTCATCCAAGGGTATGGATCTTCCTGCCAAACCCTGGCGCTCAAGTACATTGTGTGGTGGAAGTCGCCTGAGCCATTACAGGTAGACTCTGCATAAGCAAAAGTCCCTGGCTCATCGGGCATCGACTGCAATGTCGCTAGAAAGTAACGCTCAGGCTGCTTGTAGAAAGCCACCTCTGAGAAGTGAGCCAACCGAGCTGTCGTACCACGAGCGTCTTCAGCGCTCTTTGCCGTCATAACCGTCAACCGGCTCCTGAGGCCAGTAGGCCCACTGGGGGCACGGAAATCCAACTCAGCCCTGTTGTTGTACTTGGTTAAAGGCTGTAGGCGAGCAGGCAAATTGTCATAAAACATCTTCGCCTTTGTAAAGATGCTGTGAACAGAATGGTCTGCGTGGGCAGCGATAAGAGCAGCTTCATCGCGCTTTGTAATACAACGATGAAACATCCAGCCTTGAATATGGGTACTACAGCCAGCCTGACGGGCCTTTGCCTCCCAGACCCTGATTGGGATTCCAGCCTCATCAATCTCATCCAACATCTTTTGCCTAAGCCTTTGGCTCTTGTTTAGGCAGAAAGGGATTAGCTCTCCCTTCTTTGTTTGGATGTGGAGGTACTGCTCAGCAAAGGTGGTGAAGTCCTGATTGGCCTCGTCTAAGAGTTCAATCTCAGCAACTTCTGCGAATGTTTTCTGCTGTGGTTTCTTTGCCGCCACGTTTTGACTCCTGAATCCACTTCTTTTTGTCGCGCTTAAGCAAAGAGACGCTTTTTTTGTGCAGCATCCGACAGTGGTATCGGCTGCGCGCCTTCTTGCCATCGTAAACAACGTAAGCAACGTCAAGTATGGGGAGGCGATCAATCATGCGACGAACAGACTTTCGCCCCATTCCAAGCTGTTCGCAGACTGGCCTTACTGCGATGTAGCCAGACTCAGTGGCTATCTTAAACGCTTCTGTTGGGACCTCATGGGTAAAGGTCCTACACCCAGGAGGAAGCGGCGGGCCAATGACGTAGATGTCGTCTGCCGACAACCATCTGTCCATATTGTCCATCTTTTCAAAGCGCTGGATAAGCTCCCACTCATAGCGATCTTCGTCAGATGGAAAGCTACGCACTGGAGAACCGCTTCCTCTCTCGGTATCTCCTGACTGCTTCTGCATGTTTTTGCCTGCCAGAATCTGTGCGCTGCCATGCCTTGGTAGCCTCAGAGCAGCACTCCTTACACCAGCTATTCTTCCCATCCTTCATCCGGCTTGCCGTGCCAAAAGAATCGAGGGGAAGCTCTTTCTTGCACCGAGTGCAGAGCTTTGACGTAACCCCAGGCTCAATCACTGGGGGCTCCATCGAAGCTTGCTGGCTGTCAATCGCCACACAAGCCGCGCAACGAGCCCTCCTCCCGTCCTTTGTCCTAGCGTCTCTGTGATAGGAGGAAAGCGGAAGATCTTTGTTGCAGCCAGTACACCGCTTCTTCACTTCTTACGGTAGTTCCCGCAGGGAAGACGCTCCCACTCTTTTCGGGTGTGGCGCTTCATTCGGAACCACTGAGGCTCAGAAATAATAAGCTCAGAAGAGTCTTCAACGACTTCCTCTTCAACAGCTTCAACAGACTCTTCTTCGACTTCCTGAGCCTCAGCGGCTTCAGCAGTCTTGATCATGTCAATGTTTCTGCCAATGTCTGCAATGAGCGATGTCCGGTGCTTACCGTCAATCTCTGCTTGCAGAAGCTCCTGAAGGCCATCAATGTCTAACTCGCATAGACGAGCCCTGGCCTGCTTAACGGTAAGTTCGCTAGGATCAAACATCATTACTCCGGTCAATATGCCGACACAATAAACAAGGTGTACCTACATGGCAAAGCAATCATACAGAGAGATGCTTGCACGAGCAGTTAAGAGGGCTGGCGTATCTGGGGCCAACAAGCCCAAGCGCACGCCCAACCACCCTAAGAAAAGCCACGTCGTGGTTGCTACAGAGGGCGGAAAGATTAAGACCATTCGCTTTGGAGAGCAGGGCGCTAAGACCGCTGGCAAGCCAAAAGCTGGTGAGGGCCGCAAGATGAAGATGAAGCGAAAGAGCTTTAAGTCTCGCCACGCCAAGAACATCGCTAAAGGCAAAATGTCAGCAGCCTACTGGGCAGACAAGGTGAAGTGGTAATGGCTACTAAGAAGAAACCGACTAACCGAACCAATGAAGCCCTATATCAGCGCATCAAGAGGCAGGTTACTGCTGGCAGCAAAGGCGGAAAGCCTGGGCAGTGGAGCGCCCGTAAGGCTCAAATGGTCACCCAGAAATACAAAGCTAAGGGTGGCGGCTACAAAGGAGCCAAAAACCAAGCGCAACGAGCGCTGACTAAGTGGGCCAAAGAGGAGTGGACTACTAAGTCTGGGAAGCCGAGCCTTAAGACTGGCGAGCGCTACATGCCTAAGAAGGCGATTAAAAAGCTTTCGTCTAGCGAGTATGCTGCAACCAGCAGAAAGAAGCGCGCTGGCATGAAAGCTGGCAAGCAATTTGTGAAGAACACGAAGGCAGCCGCTAAGGCTGTTAAGTCCGCAAGGAAGAAGGGGTAAGAGATGCCCGGTTACAAGATGATGAAGAAGCCCAGTGGTGTTAAGGCTAAGCCAAAGAAGCGCACCACTAAACGACAGCCTGTCAGCAAGATGAAGACTGCCAAGAAGAAGCTGAAGCCGGGTGGCCGAAGCGGCAAGTATTAATGCCTGTAAAGAAGTGCAAGTCTGGCGGTAGGTCCGGGAAGAAGTACGGGCCTACCGGCAAATGCTACACAGGCAAGGGCGCTTCATCTAAGGCCAAACGACAAGGGCGAGCCATCAAGGCTTCGCAGTCAAGAAGGAAGAAATACTAATGCACATGCCCAAAAAGCACATGGTTGAAGAGGTCGAGAAGGCTTTGAAGGAAGCTGGCCTCGGCAAAGAGCTTGAGAAAATCTCTAACGAACTAGACGCCGCTTCTAAGAAGCACAAGGGTCAGGCCGACAGAATCCGAGGCCTCATCGGCAAGGCAGACAAGATGGGCCACCAAAAGCCTGAGATGCCTGGAATCAAGATTGTGGTGAACGTGGGTGCAGGACCTAGCCCCATGCCCATGCCTAAGCCCATGAAGAAGGCTGTGAAGAAGGCTAAGAAGGCTCGCATGGCGGGCAAGATGGAAGACGCCCTGTCCGGGATGTACTAGCGACCCCTGCTCGTGTCTGATTGCTCTGTACAGCGAGGGAAGCGAGCAATACTCCTTAGTGAAAGCAACGTCAGGCTTTCTGGGAAAACCCATAGCCTGTCTGATTGCGACTTAGAGAGCGGGTCTGTTGTCAGGATATACAGCGAGCCCCCTAGCGAAAAGAAGGCAGACGCCATCGCTAAGCGTTGGGAAAGGAAGAAGGCCGTGGAAGAGCAAGAAGACGTAGAGACCACCTCTGAGGCCGTTGTCTCGGAGGAGATTAGTCAGGTAACCAACGCAGCGGCTGAGATTGGCGGTGAGTACGCCCCGGTCCTAGCTGTCATCCTTGCGTTGCTTGCTGTACTTGGCGGAAAGAAAGCTTGGTCTTTCTATTCTGAGCGAGCAGAGCAAAGGCACGAGCTTGAGCTTAAGAAGCTTGAAA